TCAGAATATACTGCCAGTACAGGCATACTTCGATGTGTTCGGAAACTTTCAGACGTTTTTAGGCCAGGGGCGTCCTTTTTATGCTACTTTTAATCCAGTTCAATCTGGTCTAACAATAACAAATAGCACAATTGATAGCACTGTTATTGGTGGCACAACCCCATCAAATGCTACTTTTCTAAATGTAGCTACAACAACAGGCTCGATTAGCACAGCCCCATCTAATTCTACGGACTTAGTCAATAAAGCCTATGTAGACATGTTTGTCCAAGGTTACGCAATCAAGGCCGAGTGCCAGGTTGCTACAACTGTAAACATCACGTTATCTGGTTTGCAGACAATTGACGGTTACACGATTCTTTCTGGTGATCGAGTATTGGTTAAAAACCAAACCAACCAGGCAAACAATGGTATTTATGTCGCTGCAGCAGGCGCATGGTCTAGATCTGCGGATGCTAATACTTACGCCTCATTGGTTAGCGCATTTGTATTTATTCAAAACGGCTCAACTCAGCAAAATTCTGGTTGGGCTTGTACAATTTCTGCAGGTGGTACATTAGGTGTAACACCAATTACCTGGTCGCAACTCGCAAGCGCAACATCTTATTTTGCAGGCACAGGGCTTACGTTATCAGGATACACGTTTAGCATTACTGCGGTCGGCACAGCAGGCACTTACGGTTCTGCCAGTAGTGTTCCAGTATTTGTGACAAATTCGTCAGGCCAGCTTACATCTGTCACGAACACGTCAATTTCTATAGCGCCCAGTCAAATAAATGCAACAATTCCTAATTCTGGGTTAACCAACAGCTCAATCACAGTAAATGGATCTGCAATTTCTCTTGGTGGGTCTGCAACTGTCACGGCAAACACAACAAATGCGTTGACCATTGGCACAGGTCTGTCAGGCACGTCATTTAATGGCAGTTCAGCAGTAACGGTCGCAATTGCAAATACTGCGGTGTCTGCGGGAAGTTACACATTGGGCAACTTTACGGTGAATGCTCAGGGTCAACTCACAGCTGCTTCTAGCACGTCAACGACTGGAACTGGTAACGTAGTATTGGCAACAAGCCCTACGCTTGTAACGCCTGCTTTGGGTACTCCCAGCGCACTTGTAGGCACAAACATTACAGGTACTGCAAGCGGACTAAGTATTGGCGGTAACGCTGCAACTGCCACATTATCAACAAACATTGCTGGAGGATCTGCTTATGCCTTTCCGTATCAAACGGCTGCGAGTACGACTGCGTTCCTTTCGGCAGGCACTTCGGGCCAAATTCTACAGACTCAGGGCGCAGGCTCTGCACCAACCTGGGTAAGCCAGTCTACTTTATCTGTCGGTACAGCAACTAACATTGCTGGTGGCTCGGCAAGTGCGATTGCATACAATAGCGCAGCAAGCACAACCACATTCTTAACGCTTGGCACGTCTGGTTACGTTTTGACCGCAGGTGCAAGCGCCCCACAGTATGTTGCACAATCTACTCTGGCGGTGGGTACTGCAACAAACCTGGCTGGTGGTATTGCAAGTCAGATACCTTACCAAACTGGCGCAGGCGCAACATCTTTTATTGCAAATGGCACAACTGGGCAGGTTTTAACGTCAAATGGCACAAGCGCCCCATCATGGACAACCCCAACTGCTTATGCAACTGTGACTGATGACACAACCACAGCAGGCACAAGATACTTGCTTTTTGCTAACCAAACCAGTGGAAATTTGTCAACTGAGTACACCAGTTCAACCAAATTAACCTATTATCCTAGCACTGGATGTATTACAAATGGACTTAATGGAGGTACTTTCTAATGGAAATCACATGGAAAATATCAGAAATATCTGCTGAAAATGGGCTAATTACCCATGCCAAATACTTTGTAACTGCCACTGAAGATGAAAAAAAAGTAGAAACTGAAGGCAATTGGTGGTTTCAAAATCCTGAGATTAAAGTGCCTTTTGAACAAGTTACTGAACAAATGGTAGCTAGTTGGATTGAGGCTGAAACCATGAAAGATGGGGTAAATATTATTACTTCTAGACTGCAAGAACAGTTAAAATCATTGGAAAAGCAAGCTGTAATTCCTCCTTGGATGCCTCAAGTTTTTACACCTAATATTTAAAAATGGCACAAACCAATTACACTCCCATAATACTGTATAACTCTGGTACTACAGGGAATACTCCATCTACTAGCAATTTGGCTAGTGGTGAATTGGCTATTAACTATACTGATGGAAAATTATTCTATAAAGATAATTCATCAACACTTCAAGTAATTGGTTGGAAGACAACTCCCACAACTGCTGGAGGAACTGGCTTAACAAGCTATACAGCAGGAGATTTGCCTTATTATTCCTCTGGTTCTGCATTATCAAAACTTGGGATTGGTACAAGTGGTTATGTATTACAGTCTAATGGCTCTGCACCTACTTGGGTAGCTCAATCTACTTTGTCTGTTGGAACAGCTACAAATGCTACAAATACAGCAATTACAGATAATACAAGTTCATCTGCTACTTGGTATCCAACAATTGTTTCTGCAACAACTGGCAATTTACCTCAAACAACATCTAGCACTAAATTAAGTTTTGTACCATCTACAGGAATTTTAACTGCCACTGGATTTGCTGGTGCACATAATGGAACTGTAGGGGCAACAACTCCATCCACAGGAGCATTTACAACTCTTTCAAGTTCAAGTGATGCAACTTTGCATACTTTAACAGTTGGTCTTGGTGCTAATAGTGTTTCTACAAATACAACATTTGGCTATCAAGCAATGTCAACCACTTCAAATGGTGGTAATACTGCAATAGGCTATCAAACTATTTATAACTTAACAACACAAAATAATACTGCTGTTGGTTATGGTGCTCTTTATGGTGCTAGTGGTGGTTCTGGAGGAGGGCAAAATGTAGCTGTTGGCTACAATGCTGGTTCTACCTTGAATTCAAATTCAAGTTGGACTGTAATGTTAGGACCAAATACTCAGCCTAACAATGGTAGTGATAATACTGAAATTGTATTAGGAACAAACCCAAGTGCAACTGTAACAGGGAAAGGTGGTAATACTTTTTTTGTTTATGCCAATAATTCAGGATCATCTGCTACTGGAGGAAGTTATTTCAATGGTGCAAATTCTTTATCATGGTCTGTTACTTCAGATCAAAGCATTAAAGAAAATGTAGTGACTATAGCATCTGGTCTTTCAGTAATTCTTCAATTAAATCCTGTCACTTTTGATTACATATTAACAAAACAATCTGATGTTGGTTTTATTGCTCAACAATATCAAACAACACTGCCAAATCAAGTTTTTGAACATGATGCAAGTCCTGCTGAACAGGAATTAACAAATAAAACAAAGTTATTAGGTATAAATCAAAATTTAACTCCATATTTAGTCAAATCAATACAGGAATTAAATGCAACAATCACAACAATGCAAGCGGCTCTGAAGGCAGCTAACATAGCAGGATTTTAAGGAATAAAAAATGACAAATCCAGTAGTAAATTTTTCTCCTTTTGCAGGTGCAGGAGCACAATTTTTTGATAACAATGGTGTTCCTTTGGCTGGTGGTTTTCTTTATACATATTTAGCAGGAACAACAACACAACAAGCTACTTATACAACTCCTGTTGCTAATATTGCTAATGCTAATCCAATTGTTTTAGATGCATCTGGTAGAACAACCCAAGAAATTTGGTTAGTCAATGGATATGCTTATAAATTTGTTTTGCAGAATTCAAGTGGTTCACAAATAGGTAGTTATGACAATATACCATCAACATCTACAAATTTAGCAATTATTAATGATGCAAGTAGTATCTCTTATGAAGAAGGATATACAGTAACTGCTGGAAATTTTGTTGTAGGAAATACATATTTAATTACTTCAGTTGGGACTACAAGTTTTACAAGTATTGGAGCTACAAGCAATACAGTAGGTATTTTATTCACTGCTACTGGTGTTGGTTCAGGAACTGGAACAGCTAAACTTTCTAGGACAGTACAAACAAAATTACAAGAAAATGTATCAGTTAAAGATTTTGGAGCTGTTGGTAATGGAACAACAGATGATACTGCATCAATTCAAGCCTGCTTAAGTTCTGGTGCTACTTCAATTACTTTTCCTAGTGGAACTTATTTAATATCTTCAACTTTAAGTATTCCAGGTTCTATAACACTTTATTTCAACCAAGTAACATTAATTGGTCATTTTAGTGGTTATTTAATGAAAATTGTTTATCCAGGAAATATTACATTTGTTGGATCATTAACATTAGCTGACACAAATTCTTCTGTTACTGGATCATCTTCTGTAATCACAAGTGGAATTACATTTGGTGATGATGTTTCAAATGCAGTTCATAATGTTAATACAATTCCCTGCAATATATATGCTACTCAATTGTTAACAGCCTTTTACATAGGTTATAACTGTTATTCAAATTCATTTGGTGTTTTAAGTTCATACAATTGTGGAAATGCAACTACTCCAGCAGTGCAATTTTCTTCTCTTGGTGGAACAAATGATATTCATATTAACAAGTTAGAAATTGTTGGTATTAATAATTCAACTTGGAATGGACAAGGTTTATTAGTAAATAGTGGATATGGCATAACCATAGATCATTTCCATCTTGAGTCTATCTATAATGCTCTTGGAGCAACTTTTAATACTTGTAATGCCACAATAAATGGTGGATATTTTGAAAATGTAGGTGGTTTATCTGGTAGTAATGTTGTTTATGTTGGAACTACTTGCATTATTAATTTTGTTGGTGTTTTATTTAATATTCCTGTTTTAAATCTTAACTCAAAAACAAACTTTATAGGTTGTAGATTTTTAACCAATTTATTAAG